TTAGAGAAGCGGCAGACTCTGATATTAATGATAATCAAATCAAAACAGTTTTCATTCAAGATGGTGGTGGAAACTATGCTAATGGTATCGGTCAAGAGATGGATATCATTGGTGATGGATCTGGTGGTAAAGTAAGAGTTGATGTAGTTGGTGGAAAAATTACCAATACAGTTGTAACGACTGGTGGTAAAGGATATAGTTATGCGATGGTTGATTTAGGTGCTATTAACTCAAACTCAACTGGAACTCCTGCACATCTCATTCCAATCATCCCACCATCAAAAGGGCATGGGTATGATATCTACACTGAATTAGGAACTGATAAGGTTCTTGTTTATGGTCGTTTTGATGGTACTGATAAAGACTTCCCAGTAGACACTAGTTTTGCTCAAGTTTCTATCATCAAGAATCCAACTCAAGTTGGAACTAGTGGAACTTTCTATGATGAAAACTTTAATGGTTTGAATTCATTTAAGTTCTCGGCAATCACAGGGACTCCAAAGGTTGGTGAGAAGATTGAACAGATTGTTGATAGTGGAAATGGAAGAGCATTTGGATATGTTGCTTCTTTCGACCAAGAAACAAAGGTTCTCAAGTATTTCCAAGATAGATCTCTGTTCCTGAATCAGACAACACTGAATACCCAGGATTATACTGGAATCTCCACAAGAGGTAGAGCATATGACTTTGAGTCATCTTCTGCTCTAATTTCTGGAGATACTTCATCATTTACAGGATCTATTGATACTGCATTTGCTGGTTTTAGTACAAATCCAACAGGAACAAAACTGATTAACCTCGGTGTTAACTTCACAGGAGGTATGGCGGTTCCTGAAATAAATAAAGGATCAGGGGATGTTATTTTCCTGGATAACCGAGCAAGTATTGCGAGAAACGCACGCCAAAAAGAAGATTTAAAAATAGTACTGGAATTCTAAAAAATGCCACAGAAGACTAACCTCAACGTAAGTCCTTATTATGATGACTTTGATAAGGACGATAATTTTTATAAAGTTCTATTCAAACCTGGGCGTCCAGTTCAGGCAAGAGAATTAACTGGTCTTCAGTCAATTTTACAGAACCAGATAGAATCCTTTGGCAGTCACATGTTCAAAGAGGGTTCTATGGTGATTCCTGGTGGAATCACTTGTGATAATGCCTTCACCACAATTAAAGTCAATCCAGATCATCTGGGCATCGATATTAGTGTTTATCTTGATGCTATTGTAGATGGTAAGGGTACTAAAGTCAAAGGTGTAACTTCTGAGGTTGTCGGTACTATTAAAGGATATCTTCTCCCACCTGATCTGGGTGTAGAAGAAATTACTCTGTTTGTTAAGTATCTTGATGGTGCTGCTGACGGAGAGTCTGTAGAGTTCCTGAATGGTGAGACTATTCAACTGCTTGAGAACGTCTCATACGGCAATACAACGCTTGTAGAGGGCGATACGGTATTCAGTCTCGTAACTACAAATGCAGTCTCTACAGGGTACGCTGTAGGCGTTGCAGAGGGTGTTTACTTTATTAGAGGAACATTTGTTGATGTTCAGAACTCACAAATTGTTCTTGATCCATATGATAATGCTCCATCGTTTAGAGTTGGTTTCGACATTGTTGAGGAAATCATCAATGCTGATGAAGATCCAGATCTCAACGATAATGCAAAAGGATTTACAAACTATGCTGCACCAGGTGCAGATAGATTAAAGATTAGTCTTAAGTTAGCGAAGAAGCAACTTACAGACTTTGAAGATACTAACTTTGTTGAACTTGTTAGAATCGACGAAGGTGAAATTAAGAAGTTACAGAATAAGTCTAACTATAATCTGATTAGAGATTATTTTGCGAAGAGAACATTTGATGAGTCTGGTGACTATGCTATCGATAGTTTCATCGTTGAGACATCAGAATCACTGAACAATGAGACTGGAAATGGTGGTCTGTTTAGATCTGATGAGGTAACTGACGAAGGAAACACACCTTCTGAAGATCTCATGGCAGTTAAGGTTTCTGCTGGAACTGCTTATGTTAGAGGATATGATATTGATCTGGTAGGATCAACTGTAGTTGATGTTGAGAAACCAAGAACTACTAAAGCAGTTCCAACATCTCAGATCCCATTTGTAATGGGAAGTCTCCTGAGAGTTAATAATGTTGCTGGTGTTCCATACATCAATATTGGTGATACAGGTAATGCTAACACCACTGATAACAATATTATTGAACTGTATAAGGAAAGAAGAAATAACACAGGTACAACTAATATTACAGATCAAGCAACTGCTGGTCTTACAACTAAAATTGGTCAGGCAAGAGTCTACTGGTTTGGCGTAACTGATGATTCATATAAGGGTGCTGCAACTGAATGGGATCTGTATCTTTATGATGTTCAGACATTTACTGAACTGACTCTTGGTAATACCTACAATCAGACTGATGTTCCACTGACTTCATTTGTAAGAGGTCTTTCTAGTGGTGCAACTGGTTTCCTTGCAGAATCTAGCAGCAATACCTATAAGTTGAATCAAACTTCGGGAACTTTCTTGAAAGGTGAGCAAGTAATTATCAACGAAGAGGTTAAGTTCCAAACAGGCATCAAAGATATTACTGTATATACTACAGAAGATATCAAAGCAGTATTCCAAGATTCTGATGGTCTGAATAATAATATTGCGACAAACTTTGTTGCAAATACAGTTCTTCACGAAGTAGCACTTTCTAACTTCGCTAAGACTGATATGCTGAATATCAGCGGATCTACCACAACTAGAACTGGTAAAGTTGGTGGAAGATTCTTTAGTGGAAATACTGGTATCAAACTTGGAAGAACTATCAAATATCAGAATGGAAACGCAGATCCAATTTATGCTGATATTACTGCAATCGCTGCAGATGGAACCAGTATTAGTTTAACAACACCAACAACAGCAGTTGCTGGTGTTTATAGAGCATCACATACTAACGGAAACTATACATTCTCAATGATGGTTCCTAGAATCATCAACTTTGGTTCTACTGGACTTTATTCTCCGCTTCCTTTTGAAAATATTGCGTCAGTTGATCTCTCTGGAGCACAGTTAACGATTACCAAGCAGATTACTGGTAAAGCAGTCGCCAGTAATAGTATGGAAATTACTGTTGCAGATGCTATTGATACATCAGCAGGAATCACTAGCGTATTCTATGAAACATTTGACGCTGAAAGATATTCAATTCACTATGATGATGGTGGAATTGAAAAACTTACTTCTGGTATGGTTAGTCTGAATGATGGTGGTAATTCAGTAACATTCAATGGTTTAAGTAGAGCAACTGAAACTGGTGTAACTGTTATTGCAACTCTTTCCAAAAGAACTGTTACTAACAAATCTAAAGACTTTGTTAGAAGTCAACAGTTAACTGTTGCTAGAACACAAAAGACCAAGACACTCAATGGTCTTACCAATAGTAAGTATTATGGAACAAGAATTGAAGATAATGATATTTCTCTGAATGTTCCTGATGTTGTAAATGTCCGTGCAGTCTACGAGTCAACCGATTCAAATGCACCTGTTCTCGATAAACTGACGTTTGCTACTGGATTAGCACTTGATCAAAATGTAATTATCGGTGAAAAGATTACTGGTAAGGACGGCAGAGCAGTTGGTCAGGTTGTTAGCGCAACAGCAACTGAAGTATTCTATGTTCCTAGAAATACAAATAACTTCATTGTTGGTGAAAATGTTAAGTTTGGAGATTCTTCTCTGGATATTGTTATTCAGCAGGTAACTAAAGGAAGTTATGTAAATCTGACCGCTAATTATAGATTGGATGATGGTCATCGGCATGAATTCTGTGATTATGCCAAAATTATCAAGAGACCTGGTGCTCCAACTCCAGATAAGCAACTGTTGATTATCTTCGATAAGTATGAAGTTGCTTCTGGTAATAGTGGTGATGTGTTTACTTGCACTTCTTATGGAGCAGGTAGATATAAAGATGATATTCCAACTCTCCCTAATGGTGTTCGTGTTACCGATTTGATTGACTTTAGACCAAGAGTCAAACCATTTGATATTACAACTACTGCGTCTCCATTTGGATTTAGTTCCAGACAGTATGAATCAAGATTCCAGTTTGTAATTAAACCAGACGAGACTTCATTCTTCGGTTATAGTTACTATCTACCAAGAATTGACCTTGTTACCATCAACCGTCAAGGTGAGGTAGAAGTTATTAAGGGTGAACCTGCCGATATTCCTCAGGCACCTATTCTTGCTGATGATGCTATGGAGATTGCACAGATTGCTCTCCCTCAGTATCTCTACAATGCTACCAGTGATCCAAAAATTCTTCTGAGAGATAACAGAAGATTTACCATGAGAGATATTGGTAAACTTGAGGATAGAATTGAAAACTTAGAAGAAGTTACCAGTCTTACAATGCTGGAACTCAATGCTAAGACACTTTCCGTTACTGATGCTAACGGTTTGGATAGATTCAAGAGTGGATTTATTGTCTCTGACTTTAGAGATAAGTCTCTTGCTGATCCTCGTCTTACTACCATTGATATTAGTAAGGAAGGAGCAACTGGTATTGCGCCAGTTGACTTCTGGTCAATGGATGCTGAATTAGCATTAGACCCAGGTATTGATCCAACTACAGCAGATTTGACTCAGAACTTAAAACTTGCTGATTCAAATGTCCAGAAGACTGGCGATATGCTGACTCTGGCATATGAGGAAGTTGATTGGTTGGATCAACCACACGCAACTAATGTTGAAAATGTTAACCCATTCAATGTTATTGTCTTCCAGGGTGCAGTTGCTCTTGATCCTGCTTCCGATAACTGGGTAAGAACTATCTACATTGATGACCATAGAACTGAATCTACTGGTGCTAAGTGGAAGCAAGAAGCAAAGGTTACCAGAAAGGTAGATAAAAAGACTGAGCGTGTTACTTACAAAAAAGGTGGCGGTAGAGGTGAAAGAGGTACTAGAAAGTACACTACAACAACAATTACAACTAAAACTGAATTTACACCAAAACTTAGAGGACCTTCTAGGGAATTTAATTATGTTGAGGATGTAAAAGTCTCTGGCGAGGCAGATCCATGGATGCGTTCCAGAAATGTTTACTTCAATGCAAATGGTCTGAGACCATATTCTAAGCATTATCTGTATCTTGATAGTC